CCAAGTTGAGGAACTCGCCCGCCTTGCTTTTCTGCTTGCGCATCGCAGCGCGAGCCGCCGCCAGGGTGGTGGTGTTGATGGCGCCGCCGCTCCCTGCAACGTTGCCATGGGCCGCGTCGAAGAACGGCGTACCGTCAGTGAAGTTGGGGTTGCCGAGCAGAAGTGCCCATACCACGTTGGACTCAGTCGCAGCAGCCGCATTGCCCAATGCAGCCGGGATGCGAGTGAGCGCACCCAGGTCATCGTTCACAATGGTTTCCCAGGTGATGGCGATGATCTTACCGAACTTGGCGACCTTGATCGGGGCCCCGTCCTCGGAAAGCGTGCCGTATTTGTATTCGCCGTGTTCCTTGACCTGCTCCAGCGCAGCAATGTCGCCCAGCGCAGCGCGAGTCACGGCACGGAAGTCCGGCACAGTGGTCTGGCGGCCCAGTGGGCGCCAGGTCTGCGGCGCGTTGGTGTAGGCATCGCGCAGGGTGCGATTGACGGTGCTGCCCAGCAGCAGCGGGAAATCGCTGGTCGTGTGCATGCCCGCCGCCCGAACGGCTTGACGATCACAGCCCAGGGCCGCACGGGCCAGTTCCTGCGGGGTCATGCCGCGAGCATTGCCGCCGGCCATCTCGACGAACTCACGGGCCATGTCTACCAGGCGCATGCCTCGGAACTCACGGCCAGCTTCAACCAACTCGACCTTCGAGTCACAGCGGTGCAGCAGAGCATTCTGCATAGCAGAACGTTTCGCGTTCAGGACGGATACGTCCAGACCGCCGGTAACAATAGTCGGTTGGCTGCTGCGGGTATTCGGCTGATCCTTGGCCTGTTTCTCGGCAACCTTGTCGATCAGCGCGATACTGGCATCGGCGACGGAAACACCACGTTCAACCAGATCATCGACAAAGGCTTCGTCGTCCAGCTGCACTTTACGCGCCATGGTGCGGATGTTCAGACTGCGCTTGCGTTCAGCTTCAGCGGATTCGCGCCGCAGGTTTTCGTCGGCCGCGCGTTTCGCTTCTTCCGCCGCGCGCTTCTCTTCTTCAGTCATTGCTTCTTCCTCTTGGGTCGTAGGCACGGCGGCCGTTGTTCCGGTTGGCTGGTTTGCCTCCCGAACTTCAAAAATGGTGTTGAAGCGCTGCCCTTTGTATTCGTCGGCAGTCTTGGCGCTGCGGAACTTGCCGCCGTCGTCAAAGCCGATCGGAACCAGTGAAAGCTCCATGGGCTCCCAATCGACAGCGCGATAGGTCGGCAGCTTGTCGTCGGCGCTTTCAGTCACCTCGTATCGGTGCACCGCATAGCCGACGCTGATGTTGCGAAGGATCCCGTCCTGGACGTCGCTGAAGATTTTCTCGACGTCATCACGCTTACTGAATCGGACCAGGGCACGGCCCTCTGCCCCATCGATCCAGGCCTTCTCGACGACGCCAATCACGTCGTCGAGTTCGTAGGAGTTATGAGCGTTCAGGAATGGGGCGCCGTTGTTGAGGCGATCCAGCCGGACCGCATCCTCGCTGACCTCCAGTTCTTCCATGTAACTGCCGACATCCCAGGACCAACGGCGCCCCTTTGCGCCTGTGGTCCAGGTCAGCTCGACAGTCCGCGCGTCAACGTCTACCGATCCCGCACGCACGGCGGCGCGCAGGCTGAGCATTGGTGTTTCATGCGTCTTGTTCGTCGTCGCCTGATTCGGAGTTGGCATCGTCTGGTTTCTCTTCTGTGGCTGGTGGCTGGCTCGGAGAACCGGCGGCCGCAACTCGGCGCGGGTCGCAATCCAGCACCAACCCGTACTCGTCGATCATTTCGTTTGCTTTCTGGATTTGCTCGGCGTGGCGTTTTGGGTCCGTGATACCAAGCTCGCGCAAAGCGTCGGGCCAAGTGGTCAAACCGTTGCGCACGCGGGTGATGACGTTTTCCGTTTCTGCTTTTGGGTCGACCATGTCGCGGCGCGGCGGTACCCAATAGGCCTTGACGTCGTCAGTCACACCACCAGGCAGGAGTACTTGAGCTTCCATGAACCAGCGCCAGACCTGATCGCACAGTTGCGGAATCAACATCCGCCATTGCCACACGTCCACCCGTCGGGCGAAGTTCAGCCAACCCATTCGCCCGCTCGAAAAGTTGACGCCCTTGAGGTCGCCAGTAAGTAATTCGTATGGAACGCCCAAGCCGACTGCCATCGCGTGCAGCTGTTGCCAGGAGTAGGTCGTGTAGCCGTTGAAAGTCGGCGGTGTGCCGAAACTGACGCTTTCGCCAAACCCGAGCTCCTGAACGATTCCAGGCTCAACGCGATCAATAAGCGCAGGCTTTTTACCGCCCGGCGTACCGCTGTTTTCGTCCTTGGTGACGAACGCTGCGAAGCAAGAGGCAATCTTGGCCTGCTCCATCACCGCATCTTCCATTTCATCGAAGTTGCGCATGCGCTGGATGACTGGTGCCAGCCAGCTGTAACCGCGCGCCTGACCCGGACGTTTGCGCAGGAAGACGTGAATCACATCTTCGGCCGGGACCCTGCGCGACTGCAGAGAGCCCCAGGCGGCGTTCGCGCCCGGGTGCTCATCGAACAACCAATACGCAACCCGACGACCAAGAGCGTCGAACTCAACGCCCTGAATGATTCGGTTGAGCCCGAGGATGTCCGCCTTCGACTCGTCGAGGAAGTCGGCCTCCAGCACCTGAAGCTGTACTGGGACGGGAAGACCGTCGGAGCTGAAGCGACGACGCCGGCGAACCAGGCACTCACCACTCTCGGCGACTGCCTCCATGATCATGTGCTGCAGGCCATAGAAATTATCCAGGCCGTCGGCATCACAATCGGTTGTTTCTGCCCAGACCTTCCATAGATCCATCAGCCGCAGTCCATCACGATCACGTTTCGCCAATGGGAGTGGAACGATGCCGGCCCCGACAGCGTTGTCGGCAATCCCCGTGATTCCGCGCTCACCGAACGGATTGTTACGGCGCTGATCGCGGGCCCGGTTGCGAAGCTTGGCTAGCGCCGGAGCGTTCTCAACGTTGGCGTCAGCACCCGTCGCGCGCCAACCATCATTCCGGCGACCACTAGCGGCGCCTTCAAAACGGCGCTTGATCATGTCCAGCGCCAACTCGGTACGCGCTTTCTTCAACCGCTGCTCTGAACGCTTGGCAGCGAAACCGGGGAACAGATCATCAATCATCCCCATGTCAGTACCCCTTGGAGAACGAGGCGTACCGACGGCCGCCGTCGTTGCAGGCATTCAGTCCAAGCTCGGTGGCCATCAGCTTGAGGATCCGCATCATCTCGTCGAGTGACCGGTAGGTGACGCTCTTGTCGGCATAGCGGACCGACAACGCCCCTTCGGCGACGGCCGCCTGCAGGGCGTTGTATTGCTCGATCGTGTATGCCATCAGTTTTTATTCCAGTGAGAGGATTTCTTCCGCGGCCGTTCTTCAGCGTCCGGCTCATTGCCGCCAGTGACAGCAGCAACCAGCAGATCGAGATCAAGACCGAACCGCTGCTGGCAGATGCGCAGCGCGGCGAGCGCGTACACGAAACAGTCGAGCGCCTCGTTTCGGCGGCCGCCGCTGTCCCAGCGCATCACACGCTTGCCCTTGGATATGGCTGCTTTCTTCTTTTCGGAGGTGAGTTGCTTCACTTCCGATTCGTCGCAGATCGCGTCGTTGGCCGGAAGGTGAACCACCCCCGGCTGAGACACGCCCGCCTGAGACGCAGCCGTATCGACGGGGAGCCCCATCCGGCTATAGAGCAGCTCTTTGGCGTTGTCGGTACCGACCTCGGTGAGGAAGACCTTGTGCACCTTGTTCTTTGTGCGCGGGAAGTTCGCGATCGGCTTGCCGTAGACAGTCGCGCCACGGATTGGAACAACCCAGTGCACACCGTGCTTGCGGCTCTCTGCATAGACCTCGTCGGCATAGTGGCCGCCGGCGTCCCAGGTCCAGCGCTCCACCTTCATGATGGTGCCGTCAACGCGGGTGAACTGTCGGTGGAGCTCAAGCCCCACCTTGCGGCGTAGTTCTTCGCTGGCCGGGTCGCCCATCAAGATGAAGCGATGGACCAACCAAGCTTCCTCGCCGGGACCGAACGCCCATACGCGACCCTCGAAACGGTCGTCTTGAGTATCAATGCCACCGACCAGGACCAGGCCAAGGGCCGGGACCTGCGGAAAAACTTCGCGGCGACCGTACAGAACTTCCGAGTCGAGTTTCTCGCCCTGGTCGTCATCCCACGTCTCGCCGCGGGTCGTGTTGATAAAGGTGATGAGCTTCGACACATCGCCTTTGATCTTCAGCCATTCCTCGGCCAGGCTGAGCCAGGTACTCCAGGTGCTGTAGATCGCCCAGATACTGAAGCTGACCGAGCGTGGCGTGCGGATGATTTCGTCATCCGCACCAAACCAGTCCATGCCGTCGCGGGTCCAGATACCGGTGTGCTCGCAGATCCACCGGCCCGTCTTGGACGCCTCGACCATTTCGTTGTGCCAGATGATGCAAGCCGCGTGTTCGCACACGTACCAAGCTTTCTCGGCCTCACCGAGCGCGTTCTTTTCCCACTTCAGGCCAAACTCGCAATCCTTGCCGCCCCACTTGAGCGTCTGCTCTTGTCGGCAGTGGGGGCAGTCAATGTGAAACTTGAGCAGGTACGGTGACTCTTCAACGGCCTTGGTGATCTGGCAGGAGCCGACTCGCTTCGGCGTTGAACCGCGAATCGACTTCGGGTAGATCGCACCGTTGAGTCGCTTGTCGCCCAGGGTGATTGGCGCGCCCTCGCCTTCGACGCTTTCGTCAAAGTTCGAGAGCTCGTCGTAGATCACCTCGTCGGCAGATTTCTCACGGTAATTGCGCGAGGCCTTGCCGCCACGAATCCAGAGCGTGCGGCGGTTGGCGAATATCTTCTGGTCGAGTGTGTTGTCGCTGTGCTTGCGGCCGAACCACGGGGCCAGGTCGCCCAGCACCGGAACGTCACGGATCATGCCGTTGACGTGGCTTTTGCTGATGTCCTCGGCGTCCGGATCCGTCGGGCTCCACATCATGACGTTTCGGCGCTTGTGCTGGATCTTGTAGCCGATGTTCGCCATCAACAGCTTGGTGTAACCGATCCGCGCCGACTTGATGAAGTTAACGACGTTGATCAGGTCGTTGCCCATGCTGTTCAGGATCGCAACCTGAAACGGCTCGGTCGTCCACTTGCCCTCGTTGTAGGAGGACTCGGCGGACATGTAGAAATTTGCATCCGCCCATTCGACGGCGGTTTGCGGTGGTTCTTTGTAGAGCGCCTGGAGTCCTAGCTTGATCGACTTACGCAGATCATTCAGCCATGGACTCAACGTACTCATCTAATAATTCCGGAAGTTGCTCACCAAAGCTGGCAGCAATATTTCGAGCAAGCGCAATCTCCCGTTCCACCGACTCGATGATCCGAGGGTCAACCTCCGGGTGACGCCGAGTAACGGTCTTGCCGACGGTGTCCAGTTTCGAGCCGATCTGTGCGGCGATTTTGGCGAGTGCAAACGTGGCGAATGGGACTGGCACCAGTTGCTTATCCAGAACCAGGTTCTTCTTCTCCTGGGCAATCCGTTGGGCAGCGGTCAGACCTCGACGCTCTTCGAGCAGCTTGTACTCGATCATCGGATCGACACCTTCGGTTCCCTCACCCGCCGGTTGTTGTTTCCGTTGCGAGTGGTCAACGCGGTTTTCCACCACGTTCTGCACGGTGTAGAACGCCTCTCGACCGATGCGTGCGACAGGCGCAACTCCCCATTTGTCAAAGGCTTGCGGGGAAATCCCGAGGCTCGAAGCCATCTCGGATTTGTTCAACCACCCGCGCTGTTTGGTTGTTTCGTTTTTGGCCATGATTAAACAACAACCAACCTCTGAAAAAAGGTCATACATATTTGATGGGCGGGGCCCGAATTACCCGCAAGGGGCTGGGGGCCTGGGAAGGACCCAAAGGGGGGGGGTACCCCCTGCCCTGACCGTCAGCCCCGGGCTGTGGACAGTGCCTGATCCATCGCGCTGGCGAACTCCTTTGCTCGGTTCGCCTTCACGATGTTGTCTGCGATCTTGTAGAACGGCACGATTACTCGATAGCCAGGCTCGCTCTCACTGAAGATGAAGACAGGGCGAACAGCGTCACCGAACGCGGACTTCTTCCTCTCCCAGATGCCCTGCGTACCGTCGACATCACCAGCGAAATACCGGTCAGCGTTACCTTTGCGCTTACTGCGCTTGCTGTTCGTGGCGTTGGCCTGCACACCACTGACCGTCTCGGCCGCACTCAGCCCCGACAGAATCTTCATGATCGTGCCGCGAGGTACGTTACCGAACTGATTGAGAGCAGATTCTGCCGGGATCGCGTACTGCCCTGGCTGCATGATGCCGCGAGCAATGAGCGCTTTCTCGAACCGCTTATGTGGTCGGCGGCCACCCTTCACCGATTGCTGAAGATAAGTATCGGCGGGAACGCCTGATGTCCACGCATCCTTGAAGAAGGCACGCGCCTCAGGGTTGCCCTTCTTGGCAGCCTTCACATAAAGGCTATTCATGGTGGTCGCGGTCGGTCTATCCAATCGCTCCCGCATCACCGCAAGCTCGCCTTGCTTCACCAGCATGGCCAAGCGTGTTGCCGTGAGCGCCAATGCGAACGGAAGCTGTTTGCTACCCAGGGTGCGCAAGGCCTTCGAAAGCTCCTCCACGTTGGTGCTAGCATCGATCCTGACCACGTTTCACCCCATCAGTTACCCGATCAGCCCTCTACTTTTCGAGCGGCTGCCCGCTCGTAGTACCCGCGAACCTTCTCTACGCCAAGGAACCCAACTGCTCCACCGACGAAGGTTGCCATGCTTTGCGGAAGCCCCATCCATTCAAGTAATGGCACCAGTGAAAGCGTGACCAGGCCACACAGTGCGCCCTCGAGATACATCTGGCGACGCGTCCCGCCGCCATACATCACCCGCAGAACAGCGATGCCAACGGACAAGCCGGCAGCGAAGAGTTGCGGCTGATGCATCACCAGCCAGGCAAGCACAGCGGCCCACAGGCCAGGATCCTTCTCAGGCATGTTCGGCATCTCGATTCCTCCCTTGCGGGGAGTGCATTAGATCCGGCCCCAGCAGCACTCCCAGCTCGGAGCAATGGGCGTGGTGGAGCCGAAAACGAAAAAGCCCCGGCGAATGCCGAGGCTCTGTGAACTGTAGAAAGCAAAAAGCCCAACTCAGGGTCGGGCTTTGCTCGCGGAAAAACCGCAAAGTAACTGAAATCTATATACCGGCCCCGGTCCTGTCAAGCGGCCTCTCGACGAATATCCAAAGCACCATCAATCCAGGCAATGCCCGCCTTCCAAAGCTGCCTGGTCTTCTCTTCTCCGAAGCCCAATTTCTTGCCCACGTCGACCAGGGCCTTGTCCCGAGCGGTGTAGTACTTCATCAGCACGTTGCCGCATTCGGGGTATCGCTTCAGCAGGCGTCCCATCAGCCCGTCAATCATCAAGGCGTCGTCATCGGTGATCATGGGCGTGTGCAAGGTGTTCTCTCGAGACGCGCAGCAGGACACCCCGGATCCCAGCACCACCCAACGGCCCCAATGCTCCAGCAGGTCTTCCGATGTGCGCTCGGTGAAGCTCTTCGTTCTGGCCATTGATCAATCCCCCGTGAAATTAGATCCGCCGGCACCGCGACGGTTGTTCTGTTCGTACTGCACTTCAGCACCTGCAGACTTGAAGCAGTTGAACGCTGCGATCTGCTGCTCGGCGGCCTGAAGCCGGATACTCAGCTGAGTAACCAGTATTTCCAGCGGAAGCACCTCGCCGGTTTCGGAAGTGACCCATCCCGATGCATTGCACTGCACGCAGGCCAGGTCGTGAAAAACACCTTTGATCACCGCTCGACCGCGGCATGCCGGGCACTTGGCCAGGTCCAGTTGAGCAGCGTGGAATGCTGGGCCGTGGCTCTTCTTCATTTGCTTGGATCCTTATGAGCGCGCCCGGCGATGCGCGCCTCACACTCACTCCATTTCGGCGAGAACTGACCGCAGGAGTAGCAAGAAGACCGGGGATATGGCAGCCCCTCAGCGGCCATGCGCTGACGGCACAGCAGGGGCACATCAAAAACATCGGCTTCTGCCATCGCCTCATCAATCACCCTGTCCAGCTCATGAACCCAGGGACCGGTAGAAGCGTGCACGATCTGCAGCGAGTGATTGCGGAACCACCGATAACGCTCGGCGTCCTTACGCAGCTCTGCCGACTCAACCATGGCGTCAACTCTGGCCGCCGTTTCTTCGGCGGCCTTGTAGTCCTCAAGGTTCTTTTGGCTCATTTTTCTCATTTTTAAACCTCGCCTATGGTTGATTCTTGATTGGCCTCGCAGGCCTTATGTTCTGCGGCTTCCAGCGGATTACCCGAATTTTCGTTTCTACCGTCCTCCAACCCGTGAATCAGGGAAAAACCCTTGCCGTCTAAATGGCCGTGCCACAGTTCAAGGGCTGCACGCTTGCGCTCTTCGACGGTGGTGTGGATGTAGGCCTGCACGTTGTGGCCCATGGCATGGTTGATCAGCATCTCGCCGATCAAGAAGTCGATCCCGAGGTCAGCCCAGCCGGTCCTGGCCAACTTGCGGAGATCGTGACTGCTCCACTCGCCCTTCCCCAGCCCGGTGAACACGGCACTGGCCTGGCCTTCGCTCATGCCCTTTCCACTGTGGGAGCGGAACAGGCAATCGCCGTCGTAATGGCTCGCCTGTTGCGCCGCGCGGTACCGGATTAGAAGGCTGCAAACTTGGTCAGTCAGTGGGAGCGAGTGCTCGACGCGAGTCTTGGTGTTGCCCACCGGCAGATACCAGGTGCGTTCGGCCAGGCTGATGTGTGACCACTGGGCTTTGCGCGTCTCACCGATGCGGGTGCCGTGGCACAGCATCATCAGGGCGAGCATGGCCGGCTGTGGGTTAATCTCGAACAGCTCGTGCAGCTGCGCGAGCAAACCCTCAACCTGTACGCCGCGTAGACGCGCTGGCTTGGCCTTGATCTTGGTCTTGGAGAAGTCGCTGAACTTGATACCCGTCATCGGGTTGGTCGGAATCAGGCCCAGCGTGTGTGCCTGACGACAGGCGACCACCAACAGGCCGAAGATCAACCGGACAAACTCCAGCGACAGGGTCTCCTGCAGTGGCCACATCAGTTGGGTGTCGAGGGTGCCGTGGCGAACATCGGCTAGCGCCAGGCCGCCCACGCGCGGTATCAGGTGACAAGCGATGGCTGACTTACCAGTGGCCTTGCGCTTGTCGGAGAGGTTGCGGTCGCGGCTCATGCGGTCGGCGTACCACGTCAGCAGCTCGCCCAGTGTTGCCCAAGGCGACACGGCGGCGCCCGCTTCCGGATCGGTGCTCAGGCGCATGCGCAGGTCCGGCAGCGCGGCCAACACTGCCTTAGCCGACAGGTCAGGATAAGCGCCGATCCGATTCCACTTCTTACGCACCACCAAGCTCCAGGTCCCGCGCGGGCGCGCCTCGCTGAAACGGAAGTACAGCCCCGGGTGTCGCGGGTCACGCATCAAGACGGCAGACGGGTCTTCAGCGCGGCGCCGAAGCTCGGCATCAGAGAAAGCCACAGTCAAAGTCATGCAGCCACCACTGTAGGAGCGAGCCGCAGGTAGGCGCGGATCTGCTCCATCGTGTCGAAGTGCCCACGGCACACCACCGCCAGATATCCCTGGGCATTCAGCTTGCGAATCCGCTCATGCTGGCTGTCCGAGATTGCAGCATCGTTCGGTGGTGTGGCCTTGAACTCGATATACAGCCCGAAGAACCCGCCGCGCGCCATCGGCAGGACCAGGTCAGGGATGCCTGCCTTGACCCCCTGGGCCTTCAACTTCGCGGCGACCGCCTTGAGGCGATGCCCGCCGTTGGGGACATGAAAGATCAGGTCAGCGACTTCCGGCATGCGGGCGCGAAGTTCAGCCATCAAAGCCGCTTGCTCCAGCCCCTCACGGTCGACTGGCTTGGCGCGGGTGGTCCTGGTCGCGAACAACTTCATGGATGCGGGCTTCACTTTCGGTCACCACGCGCTTTCCGGTAGCGGTCGTCCAGGCGGCGGCACACTTCGAAGAGCGCCCAACTGGCGAGGATCATCAGGACGAGCAAAGTCATTGGTTCGATCATGCAGCCCCCTTTACGGTCAGAATTCCGGCCCCGATCAGGGCCTCATGTGTTTCAGCGATAGCCCGCGGCATGTCCGACCAATCCACTTCGCCGGCGGTGCGTCCGTCGATGACGTCGTGGCAGGCGCTGCAGGAGTACACCGCGACGGTGTCGAAGCCTTTCATGCCCATGCCCTTCTGCCCGCATGGCAGGTGCGCGAGAACGGTGGTGGCCGGGTTGAAGTTGCAGATGCCAGGCAGCCGGACGGTGCATTCTTGGCCGTTGGCCGAGGCGCGGAGCTTCTTCGAGATCACCTTCATTCCGGATCCCTCGCCTTCTGCTCAAGCTCGATCAACAACTCAAGGAAGTGCTTGGCCTTCTCCAGATCGGCAATGCCGCCCTTGTCGCGCCAGCGGGTGACGTACTTGATGACGCTGCCTTCCGCAAAGGGGATGCCATTGGCGTGGATATATTCGATCGGCTGGATCTTGAGCGACTTGTAATGGCCGCCAGAAACCTGTTTTTCGAGTGCACTCATTGGGTTGCTCCGGCGCGCCGGGCGCGCAATTCGGCCAAGGCCTTGTTTCCGACTTCAGGGGTACGGCGTCCTTCCGCTCGAGCGGGAAGCGCCAAGGGCATTTTTTGTAGAGGCAGGCCATCGACCAGGCGGCGCACCGTGATCATGTAATTCCGCTCGAACAGCTTCTTGGCCAGAGAGGTTTCGAGACGGTTCAGATTCTCGAACCCGGACTCTCTCGCAGCGTGCCAAACCGCATCGTGCGACCATGTAGATTGGCCTGCCATCGAGGGGTGGACGTTGCGGCACGCTTCGCGGAATGCGGCGTCGAGTGGCGGAATGCCGAGCATTTCCGGGGTTGGCTGGCACAGGGTTATGAACCTGCCCACGCTGGGCGCGAAATCAGAGCCGACCTTCCGGCACTGCTCGATGCCATAACGGATCTGCTCGATCTTCGTGATTCGCTCAGCCATGAAGGCCTTGGTCCACGTCGCCTTCGCCGAGTTAATTGCCTCCTGATCAGGCCAGGCTTGTTTCCATGCTGGGAAGATCGACATCAGCTCGCGGAACAGGGCGTTGATCACCTGCACGGTGCCTGCATCCGCCTTCAGCGGCACGACCTCGGCGCTCGCAACATTAGGTAGTGTTTGCAGCACGTTCGAAACGGATTTCATCACAGACCTCCCAGGTCATTGCCCCAGCTGGTGTCATCGAAATCAGGTTCCTTCCCTTGGCCTGCTGCCTGTACACGCTCGCGCTTCACCCACTGCACCAACCGGAAGCACCAGCCAGCAGCCGAGTCGACGGTGGTGGACTTGGCCACGAAGAAACCCTTGAACGCACGAACAGCTGCGTCAGGCACTGCGTCAGCAGGCAGACCAGCGATCGCGATCTGGTCGGACAGGGATTTAGCATTCGGCTCCCATGCAGCGAACATGGCGAAGCGTTGGCGGTCATCCGGCGCATCGACGGCGGCCTGGTCCTGTCGAGAAATCTCATCAGCCAACTCGCGCTGCAGCTGCTCTTCGGTTACCTGATGGTTAAGTGATGGATTGGGTGCAGCCGCTGCACCCCGTTCTG